CGCCATATACCTCACCTCCTTAAATGCGAAGAGGGAGCCGGACTATATTCTGTCCGCTCCCTCTAAGAGCCGCAATTCTCTGCGCTCACGTATTGCTTTCTGTTCATTTTCCCGTTCACGCTTCTCCTTGCGCTCGCGCATATAGGCTTTGAACTCTTCCTTGCTGGCGAACTCTGGGATGACATTCTCGGGTTCGAGTAATTCTTTGGCACTGATACGCTTATGTGTAATAACTGTGAGGAGCGGGGCAAGATGCCAGGCCAATTTTTTTATATCCTGTTCCTCGCGTTGCATATGCCCCTTGCAGGCAAGGACAAACTCATACGGCGTTAGCGACCAAAACACATCAGGCGTAATGCCGATCTGCCAGGCCATAGTCTGGAACTTGTCCCAATCCCAGTCTTTTAACTCGATTCCAGATCCGTCCCAGCTTCCCCCAGGTCTGTATCATCATCCTCTTTGATACCGAGGGCGCCGTTCAGGGCCTTGGTGATGGCTTCGACATATTCATCAATCTTTGTCGGGTCTATCATCTCGCCGGCTACTGTGCGGTTAAAGTTATTTGGCTTAAATTCATGGCGTAGCCCGATGTATATGATTTCCCTTATGGCAGTCAACCCCATATTATCGTTGAGCTTGGTAACGGGCATCCCCAGGTTCTGCTCAAGGGTACAAAGCGCGTTGAAATCTAATCGAATTGTATACTCATGGCCATTTAACTCTATGGTGGCCTCTCCCCGTCTTACATTTGCCAATGTAAACGCCTCCTTTGAAAATGAAAAAACGGAATGCCTCTACATTCCGCTATGCGCTGCCTTAAATTTTAGGGGCTAGATCAACCGCCCGTAGTTTGGTCTGCAGGGACTACCTTGTTGACTCTCAACGTAATGCTGAGTTGGTCCACGTCCCCATCTGGGGCTGACGGCTGCCAGTTGGTGACAAAGGCATCTGCCGTATACATTTTCGCGCCGGTCTTCTCCTCGAGCATATATTTGATTTTGATAAGCGAGTCCGTAGGATCGAAGAAGTTGTCCATTAGGATGTTTTGGCCTTCATCTGCCTCGTTGTATCGGCAGGTAAGCTCCATGGTGGCGTTCTTACGCCCTGGCGCATACTCTTCCCAGTCGCCAGAGTCGCAGTCAGTTGTAGTGACTTCACCCCGTTGCCCCTGCAGACTGCCTTCAACAAGGTTTCCTACTTTGGTCGTCGGGGTATCGGTTCCGACATAAAGCCTTTGAACTCGTCCGAGTAGTTTTCCCATTTTGGACCAGTCCTTTCTGATTTATTATTCGGTCATCATTAGCACGTTTAAGCTGTACTCAGCCCGGCGATCGCCCTCGCGATACCCGAGCAAAACCGGTTCCTGCATCGGCTCAAGGGATAAGTAGTTATGTCCGTTTATTACCACATCACAGACTCCATTAACGGCGCTGTATACAGCCTCTGCCTGTGCTCGGGCCGATGCGTATTGGTTGACATCTCCCAAGATACGCACTTGCACCGTGGGATAACGTATGGCATCGGTATTGCTGTACGACGGCGGCGCCCCGCCAGTATTGAGAAGCGCCACCTGTTTCTGTGAGTCATCAACAAGCTGGCCTGTTATGAGCCACCAGTCGGAGGCACCTTGTTTTCGGCTGCCTACCCCGACGGACTCGAGGTATATTGCTAAGTCGCATGCTGGATCTGCCATAGCTCAATACACCTACCTACGATGACTGCTCTTCATCCGGGGTGGTCGGCACACCTGGCGCCTTTGCAGGCGGTCCGCCGCCGCGTTCATAATGGCGCCGGACAAGCTTGCCAAACCGTCCCTTGAATCCCGCGGCACGTCGATTGTATGCTTTTTCAAGCCACTTAGCCTCGCCGACCTTATGCCGTAGCTCTGTTCGCTCATGGACATATACGGCATACTCCTTGGCGGGGCCACCGGTGCCTACCTCGCAGACAATATCGTTACCGGTTTCCTCCGGAAGTGTAGCGTAATGGTGACTGCGAAGTGCGTTAGTATCCACCGGAGTGTGTTCCATGGCATCGGTTCGAAGGATCTGGGCTTCTTCATATAAGGCACTTTTAGAGGCATTTCTCAAACGGTCCCTTACTTGCTTGTCTAGCTGCTTTTTCAAGTTGGGTAAGCCTTCAAGCTTAAGGGTAATCCCCTTAGCCGTTACAACCACACCCTTGTAGCCACATATTCGCCCCGTTCACCCAGCAAGTTCTGCCGGTTCTTGGGCACCTGGGCCTGGTTCGGGTTAGTGACATCGGCGCCCGGCAACCAGATACGATCCTGTATACCGATCGGTGTGTCGGTGAGCAACTCGACTGCGGCCACCACCTGCTGACCTTTCGAGTCGGTGATCAGCTTTTGCAGGTCGCGTATCCGGGCTCTACATTCTTTTGGTGTCGAATACGCCGGGTTGCCATACTCATCCAGCCCACCGAGGCGACTAGCGACATATATGGTCTGCTTGAGTTGCGCCCTTAACTGAGGATCCAACATCAGGCTGCACCTCCCGGATAGTCATCCTGACCGCGCTTGAACATTGGCGGTTTTGCATCAGCATCAGCAATTAGACCTGGTTCGGTGGACTTGCTCACTCCGCCGACGAATATGCCGGCAAGACGTCGAGTCCTTTTCCGCAGTTCTATTGCCCGTTGGGCAAATGCAGATGCCCGCTGTGATGCCGATACTGCCAGGTCGGTGATGTTGGTGTCAGCCTGCCGACTAAACTTGGCCGCTAAGTGTTCCAACGCGGCAATTGCAGCCTTCAGCGGTCCTCCCTCCAAGGTAACGAGAGCCGTTAACTCTTCATTGGAGAGGAGCTGATACGCTTCATCGGTATCGCCAACATAAAACCGGGCCTTGTCCTTGTCGGTGGACAGGCCCGGATCATAGCTCCATGCCACTGTGGATCACCTCGATCTCCTGCGTCGGCTTAAACCGGTTTGGGCGTGGCCTGAAGGTTCGGATAGGCCATCATCCGGCGGCAATGCCACACCGTCCTGCCTATCCTCCTCCTGAGACAAAGCAGAGCTTTCCGCTCCCCCGTAAAGGGGCCTGAGAAAGCCCGCTTCCAAAAGCGCCGGAAGATTCCTCCATCCTTCCGGCGCCTCGATTGTATCGCCTCGTTTGAGGCATTGCTCGTGGGCGTTGAAGCCTTTCAAGACTTTGTATTTCATGGCCTTAATCAACCGCCTGGTCAAACAGTACGCCGAGATCTGCTCCAACCCGCTTCATATCGTAGCAGGTGATACCCTGTACGAAGTCGGCGTGCTGGCGTGCATCGGAATGCCGTTCGATGGCGACCTCGAACCCTTGGGTCATGCCTCTCCAGTTGAAGATATAACCGGAGGACGGCATGAGTAGGCTCGGACTCGGATTAACATATCCCAGCCATGCTCGTTTGCCGTAGATCCAGTCATAGGACTCGACCGCGGCGCCTTCCGGCGATGTGATCTGTACCGCGCTGGCAATAACCAGCTTTTCTACCCGCAAAGCTCGTGCGACCAACTCGGGAGTCAAAATGCTCGCCTGGGTATACTTATACAGTTCCTTCAGCAAAGGATGGTCCGCCAAGGTTTCGAAAACCTCTTGGCTCATGACCGTTGTGTTCGGTGCAAAGCCCGTATTTTGGTGGATTGCCAGCCTCGCCTTGCGGTAGTCACCAATGGGGTCAGAGTTGGCGTAGTCAGACCATTGGATGAACTGATTCGCCTGCGGGTTTGAAGCCACACCAGTCAAGTCTTTTCCCCACACGCCGGTATTGAAGTAAGTGGTGGCCCATCCGATTTCGCGTTCGAGCAGTAGCGCACGGGTGACGAACTCTGAGCCAACCCGATCGAACTGAAGCACTGAATCGGCGTTGTCCCGAATATCCCAGCCTAACGGGTATTCAAATGCCCGAAATTCACATGAATAGTTCGGGGTATTGTCTACGTTGAATGCACCCTGGGGCATGGGCGTACCGGGTACCCACTTCTTGGCGCGGTTCCGGAAGAATGTCTCCTTGTCGTAGGCGATGTACCGGTCACTCTTTTTACCTACCGGCACCACCGGGAATACTTGACCGGCGATAAATGCGGTTTCGGATTGAATGTATGCTGTCGAAATGTTCGACAAAGGAACATCCACATGTACGTCATGTACATCGGCGGCTTTGCGGACCATTGATACGATAGTTCCCATGTTGGTTCCCTCCCTCTACTTTTACCCTGTTGGGTTATACTTGAGCCAGCGACAAGCCGTTGACGGTTACGGTGGCGATCTCGCCAGCATTGCCTGTCGCTTCCAAGACCCGGCCAAGTACCAGGTCGCCTTCCACCGTCTTTACTACAGCCTGGCCGTCGGCCGATGTGCCATAATTGGAATCTAATGTGAGAGCGGCGTCAGAAACAACCTGGGATATTCCCAGAATCCGAACGATGGCCGCTTCGCCTTGCCGAGGTTTGTTCTGCAGTATCCCAAGAGGTCGATCTGCAGCGTTGTTGCAAACGTCGACCTTGCCATCGGCACTGATCTCGACGATGTGGTACTGTTTCTGCGACAAGTCAGAGGCCGCAACAAACCCCGATATATCGAGGATCGGCCCTACTCCATATGCCATGGGTTACTCCCTCCTCAAAATGGAAAAACCACCCTGTCAGGTGGCCTTAGATGATTCCGTCATTCAATTGGTAGTCGTGGTAGTCGTTTACATCCCTCGCTGGTACTCTTCGTAGAGATCAGGGTTGGCTTCCAGGGCTTTCGTAAAAGCTTGCTCCTTGGTCAGTGTTGGTTGCGATTTCCGAATCTCGTCCGCGGCGGCATTGAGCTTTGTAATGGCATCATTGCCACTGCTCTGACCTTCATTGCCGATTTCCCTAAACAGACCGCCCTTTCCGATGCGCTCCTGAGCCGACTTCAAGGTCTGTTCCACCTGTTTGCCATACTCTTCCGAGACAGCATAGGCCTGCTTCAGCATCTTGGCGATGTCCTTGGCAGAACCGACATGGGAATAAGCGGAAGCACGCTTCTCGAACTCGGCGTTCTCCCTGGCTTCCTTTTCAGCCTTGGCGAGCTTTTCGGCCTCCTCAGCCCGTTTCTTCATGTCTTCGAATTGCTTGCGGATCTCAGGGTTGATACCCTTCCAGATGTCTTCGGGTCCGGGTGTCGGTTGAGGCTGGCCTTTCTGCAACTCCTCAACCTTCTTCTCTAATTGTTCGGCTTTGGCCAATTCAGCCTCGACCTGCTTACGCTGGTCCTCGGGGAGAGCTTTCAGTATATCCTTCAGGTCCATTTTATTGCCACTTCCTTTCGTCATTTTACCACCGGCCACGCCACCTTCATCAGGTCCTGCTGCTCCGGAAGCTTCGAGAATGCCTTTTATGGCATCCATCGCCGCCACGAGTCGCTTCATATTGGCGTCGCTGATCATCTTACCTGCCTTGGCGACGTCCTCGTCCAGAGCCAAGGCGATGTTGTCCAACTCTGCCATCTGCTCTCGTAGCTTATCTGCCCCTTTGTGTAGCATCAGCGGGTCAGGCTCCGTAAGTTCAAGCGCATTCATAA